CAGTATCTGCTAGTTGACCAGCACCTACTGCATCATCCGCAATACCAGCGGTTGCTAGTTGTGCGTAGTTGACTCCGAAGGTTGCGGAGGAATTTGCAACCAAAGGATAGGAATTCGTCCCAACAGGGAAGCGAGCCTCCGTAGTTGAAAAACCAAGCAAGTCACCCTTGGTCGTGAGATGGTTAGCAATTCTATCTGGCTCTGCTACAAAAGCACTAGATGCAGAGTCGTACTTTAAGATGTCGTTATCAGCAAGCCCAGCAGTATTAACATTATTTAGATCGCCAATATCTGCTGCTGCTATTCGAGCATCTGCCCTAACATTAGTATAGTAGAGGTTTGTTTCTTCTGGAACGTCAGCAGTACTAACCTGATTAGCACCTGTACCAAAGTCAATTAGCGTATCATCGATACCATCAGTAGCTATGGATACTGCACCACTAGAAACTGAGAAGTGGGCAGAGGAGAATGAGGCTACGCCCTTTGCTGACGTAGTTGCATCATCACCAGCAACAGTCAGAGTTTGTGATCCAGCAGTAGTGGTAATACCAGAACCACCAGCTATATCCAATGTTTGCGAATCTAAGTCTACCGCGCCTGTTCCACTATCACCTTGAAAGTCTAAATCTTCCGCAGTTATTTGAGCGTCTACATACGTCTTGATAGCGCCCTGAGTGGCTAACAGTGTTGCGCTTGTACCTAATGCGCCATTATCAACACCTGTCACTGTAGCGCCTGTAGCTAATGCAAGGCTTGTATTGCCCGTTAGGGTAGTTCCTGTAATTGCCGCAGGAGTTGTCCCGCCAATCACCGCCCCATCAACAGTTCCCGCATCAACGTCTACTGAATTACTTGTTATGATTGATACTGCTAATGTAACCCACGCATCGTTAGCTTCATTTCTTATCTTTAATAGATTCGCCGCTGTATCAAACCACATTAGACCAGCAGTAAGGGATGTTGCTGGCTCTGTCGAGGTGGGGTGTATAGCGTGTACCGCTCCGTCAACAGACGGAAACGATTGCTTTACAACTTTCTTGATTAATTGAAGATGGTCATCGCCCTGACTAATAGGATCTGAAGCCGTGGGATTTGTGATTACCAGATCATCAATATAATTACCAGTTTCTAATGCCATTAGTGATACCCACCTGTATTCATAACCCTCATCGCGCTACCAGAATGACGGTCTTTGTTATCTTGTTCCTGCAAATCAGAAATTGCCTGTTGATAGGCTGTAGCCCATAATTGAACTCTAGCGTCATTCATCAGGAATGGCTCTGCCTCCATCAACGCTCCGTACAGATATACATCTGGATTGTTTGTCAACATCTGCTCTGTAGTATTAGTAATCGAGAGAGCATCAATCTTCTTGTAAAACATTATCGAATAGTCATAGGCGGATGCTGGCGCAGGACCAAGTTTCACCTTCTTTATAGGTGTTCCACTGGAATTGTCAGAAAAGATTGTATAAGCTATTGGCTTTCCGCTTTGACTACCACCCCACATCCTATTCATATTCTCAGGAGTGATGTAGGATAACGTAGTTATAGGATTAGTCCTCAAATGAAAATCTAACATCTGAAGATAGCCAGAAGGTAAGGCATAATCCCGAGTGCCAGCCACTAATGCGGCAGCTCCGCCTAATGTAGTCTGATCTACATTCAACATTATCGACAAACGGAGAATCCGATTCATACGGGCCTCCGTTAAAGCGATAAACTCTGTTATCCTATCTGTTAGATCATCCCTGTCTAACCAGTTAGCTACAGCAGTCTGTAGTTCGCTGTAAGTTCCTATAGCCATTAGGTCACATTACGTTTTGAGAAGAATACGTTTTGATTCAGAATTCTATAGTTTCTTTGTGTGTGCCCTAAAACACCATGTGCGTATAACCACATAATTAAACCCTCGTTGGAGTTGTTCTAAAATATTTGTTATCAGGGTCGTTTAGATACTTCTTCATAAGTTTATGATCTTTCTCTATTGCACCATTGGTTTCTTTCATCCACTGAGTCCATACATTTAGCGGTATAGATGCAACCCTTACACCTTCACCAGCCTTTCCGGGAGTTAACAAGTCACCATAATTATTATATGCTTTCTTGTTTTCTTCCAGTATAGGTTCGCAATCCTGATAGGTATTGATAGTAAACTCAGTTTCATCCGCATTAGAATGAAATGTATCTACTGGAGTAGATTTCGCTACAGCATTTTTCTTCATCTTAAATGGTGCCTCGAATCTTTGCCTGTCGTAATAGCCTCCATGTCCCTTACAACCCTGGAAAGACTTTCTTCTTTGGTTGGGGGTTTTGTGGTCTTTGACTTCTTGACTGAACTCTGTTTTGAAATCTTACTTTTTTTACCAGCCATGCACTTTACCTACTTTAGCAACTTGTGTCCGTATGACATTATCTATACTTCCGTTGTGTTCAGTAGAGCCTAAAGCACCATCCTTACCAGGACCATACTTCCTAAGTTTAGGTTCCCCTTCACTATAAGGCGGTGGATTCATGTCAGGACCAATAGCTGTTGCACTACCCTTGCTAGGTGGTTGTCCTATATTTGCCATCTTGTTTCTCCTGTGAGGTTAAGCCCCCCGAAGGGGGCTACACCAAAGCAAATTAAATTGCGCTCTTGAGCATGCCGCTGCCAAGACCATTTTTCGCACGCAGACCGTACTCAGCAATCAAAAGCTGCTTCACACTATCACCAGATTTGGCAAGAGTTTCTGTACGGAAGGGACGTAAATAATCGACAGACCACAGATCAAAGTCAATGAAATCGCAGTTACCGGCTGGCAAATGGCGATCAGGAACAACCTTAAACGTACCAAAGTCTGTTACCATAACGTCAACTGCATTTACAGCAGTTATGGCTTTGCTACCCGAAGTGTTACCTACAGGGTCAGCAACAACAGAACCACCAACAGCGGCGGAACTAATGGTTTGCTTTACATCGCTTCTGCACAAAATGGTATCAGGCGTTCCACCAAGATCCCAGATACGACCTACCACCTCATTGATTAGAGAAAGTGAAACAGCCGTATTAGCACCACCACCCAAGGAACTTGTCGTGCCATCAGGATAACCTGCTGCACCGTTATTAACAAGACCAGCCCCAGTAGACGCAGCTACGATAGGCGTTGTAGCGATGGCGTTAGTGCCAACCCAAGTAGCGAAAGACGCAGACTCTCTGGCAACACCAGCACCACCAACAGCTTTAGCCGTACCATCAAGTAACATCTGTTCCATATCGCGCTTCATTTCTTTAGCACGTTTAGCAAGCTGATAAGCTTGAGTTGATTTACGCCCAGCAAAATCGACCGCTTCAGAAGTGCCAGAACTCTGGACCTGTGTTGCGGAGATTTGGGTGTAGTTACTCAAACGCCTCGGCTCTGTTGCAGCAGTCGATGCATAGTCATCACCTTCGAGCTGCCTGTTAGCAGCCGGGGTGGCTAATTCATCTGTCTGCCATTCAAAGTTCGTGTTATCACACGACCCTCGTCCACAACCATTAAGAAATGGTGTGTCCGTTGGACTTATATTGTATATAATATTACTTAGGTCTTCCCTAATGCCAATGGCATTAAAGGTTAACCTAGTGCTTGCAGGAACTGCCATAATGCAATCCTCCTATTTTAAATGTCTATAAAATCCTCTAGAAGTGCAGATGCATCATCGATGCGACCTGACCCTTGAAGACGCTTCATTTGAGCTTTACGTTGCCTTCCAGAAGATTCTTTTTTGTCAGTTCCCTTTCCAGCCTTTGCAAGCTTTGGTTTATTTTTTGTTTTCTTAGCTTTAATATTTTGAGTTTTAGACTGCATTTCTTCAAAAGCTTTGGCTTGTAACAAAATTAAAACCGATCTATGATCCGCTAATTGGGATACCTCTTCAGCAGTAAATCCTTTTGATAAAGCAAAATCTCTTAAACCACCAGCGATTTCTTCTTTTATCCTTGGGTCTGCCCATTGAGGTATAACCTCAACCATCTTCGCGTGTTCATCTGCAAGCATTTGTTGCATCAACTGAGAGTTTTCATGCCCTTGTTGCTGCATTGCTTGCTGTACATTTTGTTGTTCACGCTGGATGTTAGATTGAATCTCTCGATAGTCATCTCGTTTTGTGAGATACTCTTCTCTATCTTCGAGCTTCAGTCGCTCCCAATCGGTGTTCTCTAGAGACTGTAATTGAGAATACTGATTTTGAATTGCCATACTAGCGGCATCAACGTATTGCTGTCGGAACATCTGAGTTTGTTCAATTTGCGCCTGTGCCTCTTGAGCGTAAGCGTTTAATTGTTTTCTTTGTTCAGATAATTCCTGAGTTTTCTTTGTGTAATCTGATTGTCGAGAATAACCACTTACCAGTTCATCAAGACTTACCTCGATATCTGCACCGTCAACTTTAACGATGTAAACTTCGGGTTCCTCTTCACCTTCTTCCTCTTCCTCAGACTCTTCCGACTCTTCCTCATCCTCATCAGATTCCTCTTCAGAGTCTTCGTCTTCGTCTTCAGAAACCTCATCCAATGATTCGTCTGGTTCTTCCGTGGACTCATCTTCTTCTGTAGGCTGCTCCTCTTCGTTTTTAGGTTCTTCCTCTTCGGAGCCTAGTAAACCAAGGATTGCGTTATGGGCTGCATCAATACTTTCTTCAGCAGCTATTGGGCCTTGCGGCACCGACGGGGTAGTTTGCGTATCCGCCATTCTAATCTCTCCTTAAATATGTTGTTCTTTTTGAATCCTCGCCATCTCTCCAGTTTCTATTATGCTGGTTAGATGAAGGCGCACCCTCTCCAAGAGTCGAAGTGATAACCAAACCTGTTCTCTGGCTTCTATATCACCTACACTGGAAAATTCCCAAGTGTTCTTTAAGTTTTTTTCTAATTCTGTAAATGCTTCTACAAACAAAGGTTCGTTGAGGAGGCGCTTGGCTTGTTCCTCTCGTTGTTGGTTCATTATTTATCCTATAGCTACTGCTCGTTTCTGTTCTCTCTCAAGTTGAAGTTCTTGCATTTTTAATTCTGCATCAACTGCGTCAGCCGCAGCTACTTGTTGGATCTTCATCTGCTTAACTTGTATGTCAGCAGCCTTTATCTCCAACTCCTTTTGCTTTAACTGCATTTCCATCTGAGCCATTTGATCTCTAGCTGATGGGCCTTGCTGTGGTGGCGGAGGCGGAGTCAAGAAATCATCTGTATTCTGATAACCCATTGCCTTTATAAGAGCTTGCCCCATATTATACATATTCTGTTCTGTAACAATCTTTAAACCACCAGACATTGCCTGAGATGCAAACTGTATCATTTGAGAGAGGTAAGCCATCTGCTGATCTTTAGAGCCATGCCCCAAGGCAACAGAGACTGTACAATCCATCTTGTCATTCCACATATCTGGACGAACAGGAACCCACTCATTACGTAACATTACAACACGCTCTTTATCCTGATTCTTTAATAGGAGAGCATAAATTCTATTCATCAATTCTTTAACGCCTGTCTCGGCAAAGTTTCTTGCAACTAATTCTATGCGGGACTGTGCGCCAGTTAATACGGCATTAACAGCCGTTGCGGTAGTATGAGAGGTTAATGCCTTATCATTAAGCCCCTGAGAATACTTTGATACTCCAGCGCGACTCTCTCTGACCGAATCAAGATACTCAAGCATCTGAAATGAATGAGCTTCTAACGGAGGAGTTGCTAAAGGTGTAATAGCGTTAGGAGACTTTACCCTGACAATTCCGCCTGGACGCTGTGTTAGGAGGTCATCTAAATTTGCTTGACCCTCAAGAACTGCGTACCTACCAAAGTTCTGGTTGTACATATTATCCATTAAGTTCCTGATTAATGTAGACTTTATTAACTGCAAGTCCATCACTAAGTCAGCAATACTTAACCCAAAGAACTTATGAGGTATCTTTACTGGGGTTATAGAAACAAATGGAATCTCATCTATTTCTTCATTAGCTATAATCTCTTTGCCAACAGTACAAACCTTTCTTAACTCTGCAATACCATCGCCATTAAAATCTGTTCTTAAAAAGCTTTCATGCAACCAGTATTCACGCAAAGCTTCTTCTGATTCAGATCCACCACCCCACCCAACTTCATTGTCCGCTGAGTCATCAAAGGCGTAACGGGCAAGTCGTTCAGCAGAAAAAGCGAACATATCATCTCCACTGCCTAACAAAGCTGGATCAAAATCATGGTCGGGATACATCTCCCTAAGATCGGATAAACTCTTTTTTACTCGATGACAAACGAATCTGGAATCCTGTATATTTTTAGACTCTCGCGCAATTAGAAATTCATCAGGTGGAACATTCTCTATCTTTATTTTACCATTCGTGCTTCTGCGTTTTATAACCACATCATGCAATGGCTCTTCTTCAAGATACTCAGTATGCTCTATGACTTCAACATCATCTCCAAGAAGCAATATCTCAAACTCTTGTTCTGTTAATCTCTTATACTCTTCCCGTTGAGCTTCTTCATATTCATCCCACCATACCTTGACCACTCCATTCTTGGAAAGCAAAGCGTCGGTGAACCAAGAGTAAAGAATCTCCCAACCTTCGTTGTCTTTGGTGAATACATAATTAACATAATCAGTAGCTTGTTCTGCTGCTTTTACATCTTCAGGACCGTGAGGGTTGAACTTAACCATCTCATCACCAGATGCAAATATACGCATCAAGGATGGCTTAATCCACTCGATAGTATCCTGTACAGTAGAATCAACAAATTGACTACGGCCTTCTACTTCATTACCAAAAGGTAATGCATAGTAGTAATCCATAGCCTGTTCTCTCTGTTTGGAGATTTCATCACCATAACCCAAAGAGTCAGTGATTTCTCCCTGTATTCTTTGTAATAGTTCTTCTTCGCTATATTCTTCAGACAATACCGTAATTCCTATACTCTACTTCGTTAGTCCAAGTGGGGTCTTCACCAGATGCGGCAAAGCGTTGAGATTGAAAAGCATACCGTGTGGCACTCATTAGATCATCTCTTAACGGTACGACCTTCCCATCTTTCCTATGATACATCCTAAACTCTTCAAACCAATCTTTCAATGTATTGAATACCCTAAACTGTTTTTTCTCCATCCTCTGAAGGATTGCCATAATACCTTCTTCGATAGAGTTAGATCCTTTCTTCTCCCCTAAAGCCGCTGGATTGGTAAAGTGTTCAAGAAGGAAGTTGCATCCTAAAACCCTATACTGATCAGCCAGACCGGGATTACCCATAGAATCTCGTCTATTGCCGTCATGGGGATAAGCAATGGGGATAAAATGTGGTCTAGAACGTATAATCTGTGCATGGACGGAAGGGCTTGCTTTGGATGCCCGGTAACAATCATAGACATAAAACATATCCTCTTCTGTATCAATCGCACACCACACTACTGCTGTCGGATGATCCCAACCAAAATCTATTGCAGCTATCCTGGGCCAATGAGATTCTATTGGTATAGGATCAATCATTATATCTTCTTCTGGTATGGGGAATATCAACCCAGAACCAATAGAAGGTCTACCATATCTCCTCATTTCCCTTTCGTGAGGAGAGTAAGCAGAAAGAATCTGGGCCATTACATCCTCAGATAAATGCCCTTCAGCCCCTTTCATGGACATTATCTTCTCAGATGCGTCATCCCAAGTCGCATTTGTTAAGGATTGTCCTTTCTGTATCCTGTTTATAAAGGCCGCTACAGTCTCCGTCATACCGTGTTCTGGAGTAAAGGTCATGTAAACCATGCCTCGTCTATCAAGTGTACGGGTAACGGCCTGTGAATATAACTCTCTACTTGGTTCTTCGTCCAACCAGACAACATCCACTGATCTACCCTGCCACTTTTCTACACCCATCTCATACGCCTTGAAGTGTAAAGAAGAGTTCGCCCCGGTGATGTGACGTATTAAAGCCACACTTTTCGCATTCGGGACACCTGGCTTCCGCTCTGTTTTTATTATATATTGTTTCGGAATTGCGCCAGAACCAAATGCTTCAGGATCATCAGGGGAACCCAATAGTTCTGCTTGTACGATGTCTCTTGTTGTTTCGTTTGAAACACCGCCAGCCCATGCGGTAATAGGCTGTTTAAATACTCTACCTTCCCACTAATCAGGGTATAACCCTGTCAAATGATAAGACATCTCCGATGCACCACAGAAAGATTTACCTATTCTGTTAGCTGCCATGAGCAGCCTTTGGTTGGCATCGTTACCTGTTTTATGGAACTTGATCTGGTAAGGGTAGGGATCATAGAAGTCGACCTTGTTAAATCGCTCTCTACGCCTTAGTTCCCTCAGTATTTCAATAGATCGTTCAGTGCTTGAGGAGTTGGGCAAGTTCCTTTTCCAAGTCTTCTTTCGATGTTGACTCTATACTTGATGTCTGAACCCTATCTATAGGCTTCATCCCAGATCGATCCAGAACATCCTTCACAGCAGAAAGCCGTACTGCTTCCGACTCTGCGCTTTCCACTAGAGTTCTTAGCATTGCCAAAGATACAGGAACCATGTCCTGAACCATCTTCTTTGTTCTGTCCTCGATCTCCTGAAAGAACCTTTGTTTTAGTTCGTGACCCTTCTGTCCCGCTGTCTTTGCTGAATAGCCAGCGACTATCGCGCTCTGAGTTGCATTGCCTGTCAGACAATACTGTTCAACGAATTTGTCTTGTAATATGTTCATTTCTTCCGTCTAAGTAAAGCGGCATTCCTTTCCATGCGCTTATATATGCCTGTTCCTGCCTTCTTTGAACGTCTATAACCAGCATGGTTAAGATATTCATCGGCAGCGGCATCCCTTTTACCCTCCCTCAAAAGTTTAACGAAGTCATCATTACTTCTTATGTCACCACGAAAGGCCATATCTACCAAGGCAGAACGCATACCATCATCCATTCCACCATATCTTTTTGGAAACATATCCTGAATAACACCTATCTTTTCTGTGATGTCCGCATCCAGTAGACCAGATGCTTCACCCGGAGTAGCCCAACTACCCAGAGGTCTTCCGCCTCTATTCAGGTGACCAACACCCTGTAATTCTCCCTTGGCTGAACTGAATCTATCGGTATAGGGTAATGCTCTATAACCCTCTTCCTCTATCATCCTATCAAATAGCTTCCTTTTCCAAGGATCTTTAAAGCTACTCTCTAAGGGGAACATCCACTGAGTTAGCTCAGATAACCCCTTATTCGCCAGATTAAATATACTAGCCACGTTTACGACTAAAGCCCTTTAGCGTTTCAGCTAATCTGGCTTTCTGACCTATTTTACCTTTCCTCTTGGCTGCTTTCTTTAGCGTGGAAGCTGGTATATTCTCACCCTTTTTTATACCCAATGCCTTGCGTAGAGATCCGGGTTTCTTGATAGCTCCTTTTATCCAATTCTTCTTAGCCATCTACATTATCTTCAGGTGTCTACGTCCCATTTTGTCCTTAGTCCATCTACCACCACCAAAACCTCCACCACCGCCTCCACCACGCATAGCTTTGTTTAACTCTTTCATCGGATCGTGAGTCGGTCGGGTCTTCATCTCCTTACCAAGTTTTCCCCTAACAATTTTTCTACCCAGACCCTTCTCTACTGTTCGCTTCGTCTCCCAAGGACCCGGACCCAATTCTGCAGCATGCGCTCCGGGGGTAGTTGGTGCCCTAACACCTTTCTTAAGTTGACGTTTCGATGGGTATTGCTTTATTCTTCCTGCCATGGTCTTTTCCTCTATATGACGTATAACTCAGATTGTAGGCTTATCAAGCAGCTCATCCAGTTGTTTCACCTTGGAAGATACGAAGTCAGGGAAGATATATGGAATAAATGCATGTACTACCCCTACAATAGACATCACAAATAACCCAAATGATATCTTAATCGCGTGAAATAGGTGTCGATGATATGTGGTATTGCTTTCTTTTAAATGTTTCATTTCTTTTTAGGCGGCCTTCCTCGCTTCTTTCCGTATGTTCCCTTTCCTTGTGGCATGACGATTCCTTTGAATTATTAAGTTGTACGGTGTATTTCATTGTTTACTTATATTGCTTAAAATACCCTTATGGTGAGTGGATAGAATATATATATATAATATATTCCGTAAAGGGGGTGGGGGCCACTGGTACCCCCGTATCGCTGGATAGGTGATTGCCAGATGAACTACCTACATCGTGCCTCGGTGCACCACCCTGCATTATCCGTTGCCCCGCAGCCGTAAGGCGAGGAGCAACATAAAGATACTATGAGCCTAGCGAATAGTAACATAGACCTGGGTTCGGAACCGGTTGGTTTGAACTGGCGTGTGTGTGCGTGGGTAGGATATCATATTGCTAACTGCAGTTGTATCCTGGTGTTACCTCAAGTCCACTTATCCATAGCTCTTTAAGTGTCTGTCTACGCATCCTGCGTCTACTGATAGATGTCTCGCTAAAGCTTCGGTTACTCTCTATGTAAAGAAGTAAACAAGGAGCAAAACTATTATCTCTTTGGTAAGGTTTGGCGCTGAAGGGTGTACGCCGATAGTTGATCATCTAAAGGCTCTGCACTCAGCTATCTGTAGGTCGTGCACTACAGACTAGTTGTCCAAGAGAAGAATAACAGCAATACCGGAGAATATTATCCTACGAATGGTCGAAATAAAGCAAGAAATGACTACCTAGAATGATTGCAATCTGTTGGGATTATCGTTACACTCTGCGTGTTGTTCAACCAACAAAGGGAACACCTAATGGACTTAACACAAGCAGCGAAATTTCTATCTACCCTCAGAGGCCGGTTGATTCTAGGCCAGGCTCTCGAGCTCGCAATCCGCGAACTGGAAAAAGTTGAGGGAGCACACCGCCAGGTCTCCAACATTGCAGACATGAGAGACCTTCTC